CCAACGAGTTCAGAAGGATCTGCATCTCCACGCTTTGCTGCGAGTGCCGCACCTGCTGCCATCTGTTGTTTCTTTGAAAGAGCTTTTTCTATGAGTGTCTGCGTTAGACCAACTGATTCAGCAACTTCTTCTTTTGTATCCCAAGGTGCTTTCTTCAATGAAACTTTGTCCTTTGATTTAGCTTCATCATCAGCCTTTGCAAGAGCGCGTTGTTTGGCAGTCAATTCTTTAAGATTTTCAACTTCTTCTTTCTTTTGTCCAGCATCCATCACCTTCTTACCAATTGGTGTTAGGTTGCCTTTCTTATCATACATTTGGTTAATCAGTTTCTTTTCGAAAGCAGTCAATTCTTTAAGATTTTCAACTTCTTCTTTCTTCATGCGCTTATTCCACATGTAGTCTTTCACAACTTGACGAATTTCATCTGTGTTTGTCGTGCGCTTGTTAGCAAACATGCCGACAATAACGTCCATAGACTTACCGTCATCAACAGCTTTTTTGATTGCTTTTTCGTTGACCTTTTCATCAAGCTCAAGTTCTTCTTTCTTCATAGAAGCCATTGATCTTTGGGTGGAAGTCATTGTACGAACTGGCTTCTTACGACCTGTAGCAGTGCGACCCATTGCAGCGTTGTGCGCAGCATCTTTTGCTCGCTGAGTCTTCACGAAGTCTGGCTTCATCTTTGGACCAGCCTCGTCTAGGTCTACAGCTTCTTTGATACCATGTTTTTTCATGAGCGCAGCCTTTTGCGCTTTCAGATCCTGGATTTTCTGAGGTGCCTTCATGTCATTTGGATTACCAGCACTCTTATTTTTCCAACGTCTTTCCCAATCGCGGATTGATAGGTCGATGTTGCCCAACTGATCTTTAACTGCGTTTGAAACTTCATCAAGTTCAACTTCTTCTTTCTTCATAGCTTTTGAGATAGCTTTACGGCGCTTGTGTAGATATTCGTCAGAGGAATCAACATCACCATCATTGTCAATGTCTTTGTCTTTACGATCATCAAACTTCTTTTTCACTGCTTTTGGATTAACTGGATCCATAGCTTCACTAATACGTTCAATCTTAGCGGTCTCATTCAGTGATGCAAGCTGATGCTGTAGAAGTGCTTTCTCTTCAGTCAGTTTGCCAATGTGACCTGTACCACCAATACGTGCTGCATTGATCTTGGAAGATAGTTCCGAGATTTTACGTTCGATAATGGTTCTACTAGTTTCCTCATTGACTACTGCCTTCGGGTTTAACTGAGCAGTTTTTTCACCGAAAGCCTTGATGAAAGATGCAGATAACTTATTAGTCATGCTATTGTTCCTTTATTTTTATAATCAGTGGTGTACTACCCTTTATGAGTCTATGATACACCATGGATTCTATTTCGAATTTACTACTTGTATTTATGTCAAACGGTATTTCATTGTCTCGCTGAAACTTCCAACCGCGACCAAATATAACTTCAATATGACGAGTTTTGTGATCTCTGTGCCATAGAAGTTCTTCATTGTCGGTAGATGTGTCGAACATTCTAATCCATTCGCTATCGCCATCAGTCTTTATATCATAATATGGTTTTGTCATGATTCTACCAGAAAAAGTTTCCACCACCTGAAAGTCCAAGTTGTTTTGCATAGTAAGGTAAACGACATGCCCAATAACCAGCCTTTGTCTTATCAGTCTTTTGATCACAGTTATGGCGAGCCGCAAAAGATTTTCTCGCCTTAACATCATCAATCTTAGCTGTCAATCCTGTCGTGTCACCGAACTGTACTTTAATTACATTACCCTTATCATTCTTGACATACACGTAATACTTCTTTTTACCACCACGTTTTGGCTGATTTAATTCAACATCTTTTCCGTTGTATTCTGATTCCATCAACGGTATGTCAAGTGGAACAATCTCATCTTCATAAATCGCTCTTTCGCCAATATCGGTTCCCATCATGTCGATGTCAAACTTACTATAGAGGTCTAGCTTACCTTCGTTGAATTGCTTTCGCGCTTCAACAAAGAATTCGTAGAAACATTCTGAGTGAGGACGAAACACGCATTCCGATAACGGTATTTCATTTTTGACGTGATAATCTACGCCTTCCTTTACAGTCGATTCGTATATGTGCTTTTTAAGTGTCTTCACTTCATTAGTCCCTGTATTGTCTTCAAAGCTTTCTTCGCGTCTGGGTGATTTGGATTTATGTTGACAACATCGCCATTCATAAAATCCGATATGTTAGCAGACTTGCCAAGTGCAGTAATCGCCCTGTGTAGAGGATCTTTTGCATCGTAGGTAGTCTCGAACCCCTTTTTACCACGAAGTTCTACCCAGCTTTTTTCTTTAGTGTCCCACATCTTTAGAACATCATGATCTTTGCCACGTATGAACTGTAGCATAACACCTTCACTGATATAAGAACTAAAAGACTTCATATCAGTTCAATTCGAAATGTGGACCGTCGATGAACGGGCGTCTACCCTGCGAACGGCGAAGATCAATGTATGCATCCATAGCGTCTTGCATCGTACCATCCCAATCACGGATGTCAGAAATCTGCCATGCTGCACCCCAGCGAATCTTCACATCCTCTTCCAAAGCAGCAGCTTTCATAGCGTCTGCGATGTTGTCGTATAGATTAAGTTCCCACGATCCACGTGATCCGATGTATGCCATAAGATCGACTGCATCACCTGTCAAATGCTTAGATTTCATCGTCTGTGAAGCACCTTTAGCAACAAGTTGTCTTTGCTCTTCGACTGTTCTCATACCCTGTATAACACCAAAGTCTACGCTTGAAAGTTCAATTGCACGATTTACAACTCTGATAAGTTCTGGCTTCACGCCTTCGAGTTTGTTTAGCGATCTTTTTGATAATTTAAATGTCATTGGTTTCCTCATTAATATTTTTTGTGAATGATTTCGGGAATTCTTTAACTGCGTCTAGAAGTTCATTGACGTTCACGTTTGCTTTATATATGTCGATATCGCCACCAACATTCACAGCACCTAACCATCTATGATGCCCATCGATAATATAATTATCTGAACTTACGATGATTGGTTTAGCCTTGTGTAGCGTTGAATAGTTCTGAGCAGCACTTGTAATTTTATCAACATTAAAGTTGCGCTGCGTAGCTTTCAATGCACTAGCTTTCACTTTCATCTTCTTTAGTTTTATGTCCTTAGTGCGAAGAAATTCTATCAATTCTTCGTAGTCGGATGTTCTCACTTGAGGCATGTCACCACGTGCGATGCCTTTAGTTTGAGCTTTAGTTGGTTGCCATATATGCAACTCGCTGATATAATGTTTAAAGCGTATCATTAGTATGTAATCACTTTATCTGGACTCTTGAAGTTCTTCTTGCGCATGATAGTTTTCATGACAACATCGAATTCATCGTTTTTCGTGTCGTAAGTAACAGCAACAGGAATATTCAAGTCACTTTGGATGTCTTTGATGACAGCTTCTGCGCCAGCAACGCCTTTGATCGATTTACCTTGCTTTGCGTAAATCTTCTTGATAAATGCAGCCAACTCTTTGAGTGTGATACAAGGAGTGTTTCTGCCATCACTCATACGTTCACCGAAGTGCTTTGTAAAGTTGAAGTCAATATCAAACTTCTTGAACAGTTCATCAACAACTTTTTCAAACTGTTTGATTTGTTTCATGCCAATTAGCTGACATTCGGCTTCCATCAACGAGTCAAAAGATTCGTTCATATCTTCACCAGGAGTATCTTTCTTATACTTCTTAGTAAGCTTGTCAGTTCCTTCGTCGCCTGCGCCATGCTCTTCCTTGACGCTATATTTCTTCATGAGTCTTGCACGTAATTCTGGATTAACTTTTTTATCTGTATCAGGTTTGCCGTATTTGCTTACATACGCCTTTTCAAGTTCACGACCAGACATGTCTACGCCACGCGCACGAGATACTTGATATGCAATGTCCCCAAGTTCAGTTCCACCGAGAACGTGCTTATGTACTGCAGCAAGTGCTTTGTCGAGAATTGACGCTTCAGTAAGTTCAAGCTGTTCGTTCAAGTCAAAGAATGAGTCTAGTTCAACTTCTTCACTACGAACTTTTGCAGCCAGATCAGAATCAGCTTTGCCCCATGTACCTTTGCCCTTTGTGACAAAACTATTTACTCTCGCCATACCCCATTGCGCTGGGGTAGTACCAGGTCTATGACCAGTGCGCCATGCTGCAACACCTCTATCATAAACATTCTTTAGAATGCTTTTTGAGATTTCAGTCTTGTCAGCCTTCTTCTGAAGTGCGGCATCTGTCTTGCTTTCTTCAAGTTCAACTGATTCCCAGATATTATCGATAAGATTGATAACTTGCGTGTCATTTTCAAACTCTTCAGTCATAGGCTTCTTTGCACGAAACGCTTTGAAACGCATATCAATTTTAGGTGTACCGTTAGAGTTTAGTAGATTGTGATATCGCTTTCTAGGTTTAACATCATTTTCTGAGGCTTCGTCAAACATCTCTTTATACTTCTTGGTATGCTTAGATGGTTTTGTCTCAGCATCTTCATCACCTGGTGCTGGCTTGTATGCAGCTGGATTATCATCGTCCATTTTTGCACCCTTAGCAAAGTG